CATACTCAAATTTACCGATACCTGATGCGTTAGTTCCTTCAGAAGATATTGCTGTAGTTCCAAAGTAGCCGTTGCCGAAATTAACATCACACCCACAATTACTTCCTCTACTTTCTGTAAAAGGAAACCAAAATTTAGTTGTATCTAAACTTGAGAATGTTGGATTTGTTCCAGCAGATAAATCACTTGTTGTTCCTGATAAATTTTTAAATACTCCATCTACACCCATATAGTATTTTCCATTATCTAAATCTAAAGCATGGCAAACTACATTACTGTTAGTTGGATTTGGAAATCCTGATGATTGACCACTTGAACCATTGTTTCTATAATAACCATAAGTAGTTCCTTCTTGCATTCCATAAACACCAGCACCGCCTGATAAGGCAGTTGTTTGTGCCACATCTTCATGAATAATACCCATCATAACGCTAGTTTGGTTTTGTTGAGTTTCCCAATACCATTTACCTGAATTATTTCCTATTGTTGACCAAACTCCATTATCACCATTACCTAAAGTTGTAGTGTTTCCATTTGATAAAGTTATTGTTAATTTTTTATTAGCATTCCAAGTAGCAAAAACATTGCTGGGACAATCTTCAGTTTGAGTTAATGTTCCACTTTGATTTGTAAAGTTATTAGAATTACCTGACCTGTCAGTTAAAGAAGCATCATCTTTAAACATAAACCAACCATTATTTCCGTATGTAACTGATGGTGATGTATTTATTTTCCACTCGCCAGTAACGCTGTCTGTGCTACCAAACGCTGACGCATCATAAGCATAACCATCTGTAAAATGAGCATGGCTCATCAATCCATCATAATTAGCACCATCACCTCTAGCACCTAAATAGTTATCTGTTCCACTTGTGTTAGCAGTAGGTGTAAAATTTTGTGATGGGTACGCTTCTGTTCCTGTAAATGATGTTATTCTTTCACCATTAACATAAAGTTTCATTCTATCACCTGAAGTTGCTTGTGTGCTATCAAATTGAGCTACTATGTGATACCAAGCATTTGTATCTCTATATAATGCGTTAGTAACTAATTCTCCTGATATAGAACTACTTGAATAGTCGTAAAATGCTATTGAATCATCATTATTAAATCTCAATATAGTATGATTATTTCCATCATTCCACATAGAAGCTATTGTTTGAATAGCACCTAATTGACCTCTTTTTACCCATACTGAATAAGTAAATTTAGTTGTTAATGTGGGTGTTCCCATATCATGGTATCTGTATGTA